CATTGCTTACAAACAAACTCCTTCAGGACACTTTCTATACAAGATTAATTCAATGCCTAAAAATCAAAGAGATAAATACATCTACATTCGTGTCAGGGAATGTCAATTGACGAATCTATCGGTAATACGTTTATTAAGATGTTGTTTTTTATTTACATACTTTAAATTGCATGGATTTATCTGATATATTGAGTACATTCTTTGTAAGTAAGGCGAAGAGAGGGGTGTCTGAAAGGCGGGTATCCAGTGTGTGTACTCAAACAGAGACAGAGACAGAGACAAAGGCATCAAGTGCAGGTTTGGCTGAAGAAGTTGAAGAAATCCCAGATGAAAATGCATCTTCAAGTAGTTCAAGTAGATCATCAAGTACAGAGTCGAATGCATGTTCTTCAACAGTAAAGGAACGGAACACAGCTACACAAGTCGAAGAAGAGACCTTTTCGGATGGTGGGGAGAGATTTGTTGTTAAGAAACTTGTTCTAAAGGGTGTGGACATGAGCAAGAAGAACATATTGATAGCAAACACAGAGATGGCAGAAGGTGTAACTGTATTGAGTGAGGTTATTGACAGTTTGAGCTTAATACGAGGTGTAGATGAGATTTATAATCAGAGTATATATGTGATAACATCAGGTGAAAATAGGCCTGTATTCAAACAGATGTTATTAGACAATCCGTACATGTATTTTACAGATTTTACAGTGAAAGGAAGTATTGCAAAGAAAAAGATAGAGGAAATAAGCACATCTCCAAAGAAGACATTAGTTGTAGTGGATGTGAATGTCAAAATGGACCTGGAAAAATTAATGCAGCCGAATATTCAGTTGTTTGTAATGGGTGGAAGTAGTGAAGCTGTGGAATTCTACAAGAAGTTAGGAGACAACAAAATGGTGTTGTACAAGAAGGAAAAACTGAAATCGTTGCAAAAGAGGTTTTTTAATCTATTTGTGAAAGATATATGTGGACTATCCTGTAAGTTTGAAGATTACTATGAATATTTGAACAAGAGTGTTTTTGGTGTAAAGTATATAATTATAAAAGGGAAAGAGCTTAGATATTATTGAGATTGCTATTAATACTAATTAATATTAAAAGCAAAGATAAAAAACTGTTTATGGAAACCCCTACACACAACATTTCAGGAGCCATATTGGAGTTATTGTTGAGGAGCTGAGCATTTTTCTCCGAACTGGAATCCAGAGTATAAGAGAATGGTTGCATACAGTGGTGCATTATCATCATTGAGTGGGACATTGTAAGGGACGCCAGTGGCATGAGCGAGGTAAATTAGTTTTTCTTTAGTAGGTTTGTCTGTAATTTGTTGCATGAGTTCCTTGAATGCCGTTTGTACGGTAGTTTGGAGATGAAGTTTGTCGTTATCAAAAGCTGCCAAGAGGTCATCTACAGTAATGTTTTCGCAACCTGGGTAAAGAACGGATTTAGGCTCAATAAGTTTGAAATTTCCGGCAGGTTTGAAGTCGGATGAGAAGTTTGAGAATGATTCAAAGAAGCCTCGTCCTGCAAGCAAGTTAGTTCCAAACACAAAGGTGACAGCAAGAATTAAGGAGAGTTGTACATCATGTTCAGCCAAGTAAGCGATGACGAATAGAGCAAAAAGCTTAAAGAAAGTGTTGGAGAACAAAACAGTGAGGGAGTTGGGAAGTCTGGGTGCCATTTGGGCTGCATAGAGGACAATTGTGATTTTCAAAACGGCCATTACGTATGGATTAGCAAGTGTTTTTTGCGCATAACCGGAAGCGGTTTGAGATATAGTCTTTAAACTTTCCATTTATTTATTTATATTATACGTAAATAAAAAAAATAAGCGTTTTAAAGAGTTTAAAAAAATAGATATAAAAGAGTAATAGAATGTGTGAGAATATATATGACACGGAATGTAAGGAGAGGTATGGTTCAAAGACTTGTATACTTCTAGAAAGCAGAAACAGATTCGAAATGAGGTTATTGGATGGGATGGAACGTGCGTATAAATTTGTAGAAAGAGAGAAACTGTTTGAGTTTGTACCAGAAATGCTGTTGCAAAAGTATACAGTTGTGATTGTAGAAAACAACAATAATAACAATGAGATTACGGCAGTACATTTACCGGCACAATCACATTTGATGTCGCCACCGATTATTCAGTAAACATATTTAAAACTAATAAATGGTTATTTAAATAATGTTGAAGCGGAGTGACAATCAGAGGTTATCTGATGAGTATTTTGACTATTACACCAAATATAGAGATGAGTATGGAGAAAAGACATGCGTGCTGATGTTGGTTGGATTTTTTTACGAGATACAGATGATAAAGAATGAAACGGAGAACATTGGAAATTTAGAAGAAGTAAGTGAAATATTAAATATTCAAATTACTAAAAAGAACAAGAGCATTCTAAATGTAGACAGAACAAATTATAATTTTGGGGGATTTCCAAAGCATGCTTTGGCAAAGTATATAAGCATGTTAATTGAAAACGGGTATACAGTAGTAGTAGTAGATCAAAAAGAGGATACGGGTAAGAAGCAAAAGAGGTGTATTTCTGGCATATACTCTCCGGGGATTCAGCCTTTAGATTTAATTAACGAGAGGGGGTCAGTTGATGGTAACAATTTAACAAGTGTGATGGTAGAAATGCATGTAGTTTCTGGGAACAATGTACAAAGTTTAAGTTACAGCATATGCAATATAAATACGAGTACGAATGCGTTTGAGGTGTATGAGTCTGGAACAGAAATAGCAAACCAAGTAACAGTATCAAATTCATTTGAGAGCATTCTTGATGACATATACAGAATTATGTTGAGGTATAACAGCAAAGAGGTAATTTTTAGCGTGAAATGCAAGCCTAAGGACATTATTCCTAAACATTTTGAAGAATCTTATGTAAGTGAGTATTTAAGCTTGTATGATAAGAGCTTTCATTGGGCGAGAATTGAGACAGGTGATGAGAGTCGGGTAGATTATCAGAATGAATTCTTTATTAAAATATACAAGCATATAAACTTTGGTATATTGACTCCATTGGAGTATTTTGACTTGGAGCATTTACAGTTAAGCAGTTTGAACTGTATAAACATAATAAAGTTTATTGCAAAGCATGACGAGAAATATGCTAAAAATTTGGCTTGTCCAAAGATAGTCAATGAGTATAATCATTTAGTTTTAGAAATGAATACAATGCATCAGCTTAATATTTTGCCAGACCCCAAGGTGAGGGATGTCCGTTACGGAAGTTTGTTTAATGTTATAAACAAGACAAAGACTGCAATAGGAAAACGTGGATTAAAATCTGTGTTATGCAAGCCTTTAAAGTCATGTGACGAGATTCGGTCAAGATTTGAACTTTGTGAGAGATTAGAAACGGGGGTTTTGGAGGGGTGTTTAGAAAGAGCATTGGAAAACATTAGCGACTTTGAAAGGCTGCATAGGAAGATGAGTTTAGGAATGTTGCAGCCATATGAATTCTACAACTTGAATACAGCTTATGAAGGTATTTTGGAATTAAATGAATTGGTACAAAGAGATGGATTAAGTGATGAGATAATCGGAAAGCTAAAGGCATTTATGAGAGAATACAATAGTATATTTATAATAGAGGAGATGAAGAGGTTTAATATCAGCGAATCGAGTGCAGTAAACATGTTTAAGGAGGGAAAAGTTGTGGAGGTTGATGAGATTTATAATAAAATTCGAGCAATCGAGGGTCAAGTAGAGGAAGTTCGAGCTGGACTTGAAAGTAAAATATTAAAGGATGGGCAAAGCGAGTGGATTAAAGTGGCATATACAGAGCAAGATGGGTATTATCTTACATGTACAAAAATAAGAACAGAGTTACTAATCCGAGAGTTAGGAAAAGAAGCGGCAAAAAATTTGGTAATCAAGAACGTGACAAGCAGCTGTAAAATAACGACATCTGAATTGAAACAGTACTCATTACAGCTAATTAATTTGAACGAGCTATACAAAAAGCGAGTTAAAGCTGTATATATGGAATATATAAATACGTTTTGTAAGACATATAACAGTATATTTGTGGAATTAAGAGATTTTGTGGAACGAATAGATATTGCACAATCTAATAACAAATGTAAAAAGTTGTACAAATATTGCTTGCCAGAGGTAGTATCAGGAGAATCATTTTTTCGAGCACGTGGATTAAGGCATCCAATTATAGAACGTGTAAATGACAAGACAGAGTATATTCCAAATGATGTGAGATTAGATAACGAGAAGAATGGAATGATATTATATGCACTAAACTCGTGTGGAAAAAGTAGCTTATTGAGATCAATAGGATTGTGTATAGTTATGGCTCAATGTGGGCTATACGTTCCTTGCACAGAGTTTCAATTTGCTCCATTTGACACAATTGTCACACAAGTTGACATGATGGATAATATGTGGAAAGCACAGAGTTCATTTGTCACAGAAATGGTTGGATTGAGGAAGATTGTAAAAATGGCGACAAGAAATTGTTTGGTTCTTTGTGACGAATTGACAAAGGGAACTGAGGTGTATTCAGCAACATCAATTTTTGCAGCTACTATATTAAATCTTTTGAATCAAAGGGCCAAATTCGTTTTTACAACACACTTATTAGATGTGGCAAAATTAGAGGCAATAAAGTCACGTGACAACTTGCAAGTATGTCATTTGAGTGTGAGAGTGGAGGAGAGTCAGATAGTATTTACAAGAAAGTTAGAAGAGGGGCCTTGTAGTGAGTTGTACGGGCTTGAAGTTGCAAAAGCAGTAGGGATTAATGATGACTTAATGGAACAAGCATTCAAGATAAGGAATGAGTTGACAAACCGGAGTGAAGAGGTCGTTAAACAGAAGAGAAGTAGGTATAATAAATCAAAGATATTAAACGAGTGTGAGATATGTGGATATACACCTGTTAAAAGAACGGATATGCCGTTGGACACTCATCACATAAAATTTCAATGCACAGCTGATGATAATAATTTTACAGGGCATTATCACAAAAATGTTGCATTTAACTTGGTTTGTTTGTGTAAATCATGCCACATTGATGTTCATGATGGAAAACTAATCATTAATGGGTACATTCAAACAACAACGGGTAGAAAATTAGATATAGGACGTTAAGTTCTTGTTGTGAACAAATAACAACAAGAACAAAATATAGTAACAACAAATGTAATCTATCTAGTATATGATGACGGGGGTTTTGACTACCAGTTATGATTTTGATAAATAGAGACAAGCTGATCTTCAAACTCATCTACAAAACCAGAGTAATCACAAACAGCACCGTTGACAAATTTGGATCTAACCTCCTTTTTCAGATTAGATAGGGCTGCAAAGTTGTTTGCATATTCCACAGCCTTTGAAATGTATTCTTCTTGACTATAAGCAACATACTCAGGCAATCCACTATTTTTCATTAAACTGGTTGTTACATTCTGTGAGTGATAATGCCGAACATTATCAAAGCACGTTAAAATAGGAACACCCATCATCAAACTTTCGCAACTAGTAGTTGTACCAGAGTAAGGGAAAGTGTCCAATGAGATGTCCATCTTGTTGTAATCTGGCAAGTGTTCTTGGTAAGTGTCACTGTAAGGTAGAACAGTAACCCTTTGGAGAACAGACTTGTCTGTGAATGTTTCCAAAAACTGCTGTTTGAGTTTAGGAGTGAGAAATTCCTTAGTTTTAATAACAAAACGAGCAGTAGGTGCTCTTTGAAGAATCTTTTCCCAAACTCCAATGACCATACTATTGATTTTGTTATATCTGTTAAAGCATCCAAAAGTGACATACCCATTCTCTGCACATGGTTGAGTATCAGGAAGTGCCGGAATATTTTCAATTCCCATACTTGGAGTATAAGCCAAAAAGCATCTCTTCATGAAAATAAGCTTTTCTTGATAATACCTTTGTGAGAATTCATTGTCGCAATATGTGTCCGTAATGTGGTAGTCCATTGACTTGATTCCGCTTGAATTTGGATATCCACAATAACTAATCTGAATAGGAGCCGGTTTTAGTACAAATGTATCAAGTCGATTATCACCTGTATGTGCAGACAAGTCGATAAGAATGTCAACTTCGTGGCTTTTGACCAAATCTGCAAATTGTTGAGCATCCTTGTTCTTGACTACAAACCACTTGCACTGTTTAAACATGTCATCAAGCTTGACAACCTTGACAGAGTAGCAGTAAACGTCAAATAGGTCATAGTTGATAAAATTTAAAATACTGTGCACAAAATATGAAACAGGGTGACAAATAAAGTCACCTGACACAAAACCAATTTTCAATTTTTTACCCCGTTTGACAATGTCAGTTTTCGACTTGCCGAAAAGATCTCGCTTGATTTTGTAATCTGGAGTTCCCTCCCGCCAATCTTCAATCACTTTTGGATAGATTTTATTAATGCTCTTATGAAGCCTGGAAATATACATAGGATCTTCGATCAAATGAGAAATATAATTAACGTCAAGGAGCTTATTTTGATAAGCTAGAGACAACCTTGGCTTGTATTTGAGCGCTTTATTGTAGCAATCAATTGCGTTAGTAAAATCACATTCGTAACACTTGGCCAATCCCATGTTCATATACATGCTTGCTACCAACATCTCCTTATCGACGGAGATGTGAGCACGATGATAATTGCTGATACCTCGTTCATAATGTTCAATGGCCTTTTCAGTTGATCTCAATTCTGTATACACAACACCAATCTGATTGTTAATGTCTGGATCAAGTGGGTCAATTTCTGCTGCAAGGTTGAAATAATATAAAGCCAGATCACGATTTTGGATAGTGAAATAAATGCTGCCAAGACCATTCAAACATTTAACCTTGAATTGTCGAAGACCGTCAACGTTATTGTTAGCCAATTGTTCTTTTGCAATTGTCAAATCTATAATACCAATTGCAAGTTTGTAATGATACAAACTACTATCTAATTGGTTGGCTCGATGAAACATAAAGCCCATGTTGTAATGTAGTTGATAATCACATGGGTCAATAACCAATACTTGATTCAAATAAGTAATATTTTCTTGTACATCGGAATTATAAATAGTAAGATAAAGGAATATCATTCTAAACAGCTCTTGTGATTGTTTATGAAACGGCTCAATACTTAGTGATTTACGAAGATGCGCAATTGCCGTATACAAAGTGTTCTTTTCACTATCTGAAAATGTGGACTTATTAATGTTAAGACCCACAGTTCGCACAAGCAACTCTGCACTAATATAGTAAGTTTGCTTAATTTCGGTTTGATGACGTGCTATAACAAACATGTTCAAATTATCCAAGTATTTAATTAAACAGTTGCAACGCTGAATACAGTTAATATATTTCTCGTTATCAACCTTTTTTGATTCGTAGAATATAGCTTGGGCTGAATTGTAAATAGTTTGGAGTATCTTGTATTGTTCAAGAAACTCTTCAATTGTGGAAATAGACTGGGGAATTGATTGCATGATTAGTATTATTACTCCTTTACCTTTAAATTATTGAATTTTAACGAGAATAGAAAAACTGAGTTTAAAAGAATTCAGATATAAATAGCAGATGGAAGAACTGCAAAGGAGTAGAAAACGAGTCCAAACTTTGAGGCGCAAAAAACAGCCGGTGCAAAGAAGTCAAGAGTGGTTTGATATGAGAAATTTGAAGGTTACTGCATCCGAAGTTGCATGTTGCTTAACAAACACAGAAGCAGTATGTAAACCATATGTGGAAGAATTTGGTATCACAAATTTCAAGTATGATGGTAAGTGCTTGAGTCATTTTGATACAAAGGAAGACTATATAATAAAAAAGTGCAAAGCTTATAATGGTGAAAGCGTGTTTAGAGACTCTGTATTCACTCTTTGGGGCAAAAAATACGAAGAAATTGCCACTAGAATGTACAGGCAAATATACGGAACGGATGTAATTGAATTTGGTTTGCTCCCGCATCCAAGGCTCAAGTACATTGGTGCTTCACCTGATGGGATCACACCCGATGGAGTAATGCTTGAAATTAAATGTCCATATTCTAGGAAAATCAATGGAGTTGTTCCATTGCACTATTGGACACAAATCCAAATACAACTAGAAGTTGCTGATCTTGACATGTGTGATTTTTTAGAATGTGAAATACGAGAATTAAAAGACGAGGAGGAGTTTGTAAACTTGCAAATTTTGGATAATAGTCAACAAAAAGGAGTGCTTATAAACAAAAAAGAGTATCCAACCAATTCCGAGGTCAAGTATATTTATCCACCTGATAGTCTTACTACAGTAGATCAATACTTGGAATGGAGAGATGAAATGATAAGAACACTAGAACAACAAGAAATTAATGCTGAACCTATATACTATCACATTCACAAATGGAATGTCATTCATGTTAGGAGAAGAAAGGATTGGTTTGCAGCTGTAAAATCGACAATTAAAGAAGTATGGGAGTTTATTACAAAGCTTCAAAAGAGTCCTGAGGATTTTAGAAAGTATCAAGATTCAATTCATCTCATAAAAAGCAAGAAATTTATCGACAAATGGTCAAACGTAACATGCACAATAGAAGATGATAATGACAGTCATGTAGACTTTTTCCCAAGCCATAAGAGTAATGATGAAGAAAACTACCGAACAGAAAGTGATGAAATGGAAGTTGATGAATTAGATTGCATGTGTATGATCAGTTCTTCAGACTAACAAAAAACTTAATGTCATATACTTTTTGATAATTTTTATTTCATGTATAGTATTAAGTTTAAATGCCTAATACAAATAGGAACCACAGATTTTATGTTAATCCTATTACTGGAAGGGTTATAAAGTCAACGGGAAAAGTGCACAAGAGGCTTAAGACAGATAATATAGTTGCTGACAAAGATCGTTGCTTATATAATGTAAAATCCGCAAAGAGGTGCTTAGAGAGAATATTCAGTTTATACCCAGACGAAATTTACCCACCGTCATCATTAATAAACATTCCAAAAACCTACAAAAACGGTAAAGCAAGATCATTTATCGTAAATAATTACTACGTTATTGCAATTGTGATGAAAAATGGCGAGATAAAGAAGTTGAAAACCCCTGTTCGAGCAGAAGTTAAGAAAATCCCGGTTGTGAAAGATCCTATAAATGCCATTCCGAGACTTCTTGAAACGAGTGGCACAGTTTCTAATGAAATCCAAAAGGATGTGGAGCATCAATTAGAGCATGATCGTCTTTTGGGGTACCCCGAATCTACGACACTAATATATAATCCCGCACATAATGACTTTGTTCCAGTGAACCGAGAAACAACACATAAAGAAGATATCGAAATCATTAATTCTATTAATGAAACAATTGTACCTCAGACTTTGCCACCTATTGTGAAAAGAGGAAAGGTTGCGGCTGTTATTACAGATAATGACGATATTGTAGGTATTGTTGACATCAATAACAAAGTCAGTAAACTTAGCGAAGCAGTCCCTATTCGTGCTCCTAGTACACCTACACAAAAAACAAAGACTCCATTTGCTTTCATAGAGAAAAACAAAAGAAATTATTCTAAAACGGATTTTATCTTAATGGGACAACAGAGTAAGCAAATCTTGTCAGATGGCAAGATAATTGAAAATGTAAAAGCGAACACACCAACAAATACACCAATTAGAACGCCCACAAATACACCAATTGAACCTGCACAAGAGACACCAATTGAACCTGCACAAGAGACACCAATTAGAACGCCCACAAATACACCAATTGAACCTGCACAGGAGACACCAATTAGAACGCCCACAAATACACCAATTGAACCTGCACAAGAGACACCAATTAGAACGCCCACAAATACACCAATTGAACCTGCACAGGAGACACCAATTAGAACGCCCACAAATACACCAATTGAACCTACACAAGAGACACCAATTAGAACGCCCACAAATACACCAATTGAACCTGCACAGGAGACACCAGCAAAAGGTGAGAGCAGTCGAAGTGAAATATCTTTACAAACGGAAAGTGGATCTGAGATAGAAAGCGTGAGTAGCATTTCTAGTACACCAATTGAGGGTAAAAGTGGTGCTTTTAGCACTGGAAGTGAAATGGCGTCACAAACTGAAAGTGAGAGTAGCATTTCTAGTACACCAATCGAGAATGAAAGTAGTGCTCGGATGACTGGAAGTGAAATAGCTTCACAAACGGAAAGTGGTTCTGAGCTAGAAAGTGAGAGTAGCATTTCTAGTACACCAATCGAGGA